CTTCTACGGAAATATTTGAGAACTTTTTGCGAATATATCGCCGGTAGCCAATTACCCGAAGGTAAGTTGTCATAACCTGCTGATGCACTTATCGCCATAATTATTCTCCTATAAGGTTAAGTTATTAAGCTCGAGTATCAACACGCCCTTCTCTAAAGGCAGTATCAATTTCTTTCTCGAACTTTTCATAAGTCCTTGAATTCATTTTTTGAATCTCAGACTGTTTCCAAACTTTCTTGTTAGTATCGCCAGAAACATTTACAGACTTGGCCTTAGTCTTTGTCACGCCTTGAGCCGCACTAGCAGTTAAATTTGGTTTGCTCTTACTTACTCCATTATCCGCTTTGTACAAATCAACAACACGAATTGCCCATTTAGAATCTTTATTGTTTTTAGTTACACCATCAGATATAGACGCAGGTTGAGTATTCAACCAATCTATAAATTCTGGTGAATCTTTTAATTCAGTAAAGTCTTGGTGAGCATTAACTAATTCCCTATAAGCACTTTGTACAACTAAATTTTCTTCACGTTTACGAAGAGATTTTACTTCTTCTTGTAAAGATTCTACTTGTCTTGATGCTTGTTTTTGAGATATAGTTTCTACCACATCATACACATCTGGATATTTTTCTTTAAAACTTTTTAATTCATCATCAGTTTTTGGCGGTGTATAATTTGCCATAGCTTGATTTTTTTCAGCAAGTCTAATTTTTGCTTCTAACTCTTCAGTTTTCTGCTTACTTTCATTTTGCTTTCTGTCATAATGAGTTTTAAGGTCATCATATCTTTTTTTGTAATCATGGTTTGGTTGAGTTTCATTATTCATAAAACCTGTTTCTTGAGGAGTGGCCTCTGGGGTGTCCTCAACAGCTTGTCTAGGGTCTTCAACTTCTTTATCTAAATCCTTACGATAAGAATTTTGATACATTGTTGAATGTTCATCGTCAACCACGTTTTGTTTATTTTGTATTTCTGCTTCTTTAGCTTTTGCTTGAGCCATTATTTCCTCCTATGGGGTCACACATTGTGAGTAGCCATTTTTGGTTGTTGAGTACATTAGGGGTTATACCGATTGTATAAGTAGCCTTGTACTAATCCTAAGTTTTACGTTAGGAAACTTTTATCTTCCCATCATTCCTTGTTGCTGTACAGCAGGTGTTTGCTGTTGTATAGGCATCATATCTGGTTTGGGTTTAGGTATTATTTTATTAGTTTCACTAGGTTGTACATTTTGAGTTGTTACACTTTTTAAAAACATATCAGTTGCTGTTTTCATAGATTCTGGGGTATAATATTTAAGTGAATCAGTACCAGAATCAAATCGTGTAATACCTTCAATTAATGAATAAACATCTTTTTGATTTGTTAAATCAAATGTATCTTTACCTAATTGCTGTTTAATATAGTTTATTGTGTTTTGAATTTCTTCCGGTTTATTTTCTGTGGAAGGTTTATATCTATTAACCATTTCAGCTATATCATTAGTTTCATACATTGATAAAGTATAAGGTATTGCGGCTAAACCTTCTTCTTTAGAATTAAATACTGCAAATCTTCCATCAGCATATGTTTCATTAGGGTTAACTCCAGAAGCAGTTGTATTAGATTCTATATTACCCGGATTGTTATATATTTTTCCTCCATTAGCTAATTTAATTGGTTTCATAAAACCTTCAAAACTTTGTGACCTATCTGTTAATTCTTTTTCATCATCTTGTGCTTCTGGTGACATAGGAGATAATAATTTACTACCTACAGAACTTTGCCCTGCAAAACTTTCTTGAGGTACAGCTATAGGTTGATTTTTATTTTCATCTAAACTTACTTGACCACCTACTGCCATCATACCTTGTTGAGGATTTGGTTGAATTGGATTTTGAGCCTGTTGTTGCTCTTGTTCCATTTCTTCAACTCTTTTCTTTCCTCTATTATTTATTTTTTCTAATCTGTCATAACCAATTTGTTCAGCTATTATTTTAGGAATAATCATTTCCTTATTACTAACTAAAGCTTCAACCGTAGAATCTACATCCTCTGCCGCTTGACCAAAATCAAGTTTAACACCTTTACGTTGTAATTCTGTTACAGCATTTTTTATCATTTTTTCTACGTCACCTCTTCCTGCCATTTCCATAGCCGGTGCGTTAATAACAAAATCACCTTCATCTAATTTTCTAGGTACATCATCTGCAATTCCAGACATATCTTTATTAGGTTCATTAACCATTTCTAAATTTCCTGCGTCTTGCACAAAACCTTGTTGTTGACCCATAGGATTTCCAACTGGGCCACCTGTTTGAAGCGTAACTCTACCGCCTAGTCTTCTATTACTTAAATTAGGGCTACTAGCGTAACTAGCACCACCGCCAACACCACTAGAGTAAGAACCACTAGAACTAGAGCTACTAGAACCAGAACCACTACCAGAGCCATACCCTCCACTAGGTTCTCCACCTCCATAGCTTCCACCACTATCTTGACTACTATCTCTTTCAGAAAAATCTTGTTGGTTATAATTATTATTACTTACATTTTCTTGTTGTTGTTGTTGAGCCTGTGCTTGTTCTCTAGCTGTTTTTGCTTCTTCTCTAGATTTTTGTGCTTCTTCTTTAGCTCTTTTTTCTCTTTCTTGTTTTTTCCATTTAACAAATATTGTACCACTTTTAAACGCTGTTCCGGGGGCTATACCATCGGATATATCCACATATACACCTTCGCCTCCTACAGCCATTCCACTAAATTGACCAGTGCCGGCGGGGCTATTATTATTTAAATCATCTTGAGACATATTAGCATATGCTTGGTTTTTAGCGGCTACACCTTCTGCTGAACCAGAGTACTGTCCTTGATATTCAGAATAGCTCATTGCATTTTTTTCTGCTTGTAATTTAAATGCACTTGCTTTTGCTGTTTGTTCATTTATAGCTTCAGCATTTAAACCCATATCCCTAGCTTTTTGTCTTCCTTCTTGTGTACTTTGTAAGTAATCATATAAAGCTTTATTTGCTTCTGCTACCATAATAGCTGATGTAGGATTTTCTTGAAATATAGCACCAAACTGTTTTTGTGCTTGTTTAGCAAACCAACTTTCTGTATCTTTTACATATTTTGAATTACCCATATATTTATCTGGATTATTTTTAACACCTTTTATAAAAGCATCTTCTTTTAGTGATTTACCCACCATATACATTGCACCCATCATATTTAATGGAGGAGTTGTAGGTATTCTTTTTCTATATTCTTTTGTATTTCCTACTACTTGTTCTTCTCCAAATCCTGCAACAAAATCTTGTGTAGACGAAAAATTATAAGGGTCATAAGGTTCTTGACCTGCCATTACTGAATCCATAAAATAATCCGTATCTCCCGGCCCTTGAACTTTTAGTCTATTTCTATACTCAGCATAAGGTTCTCTAGTTGATGCTTTATATGATTCAGTTTTTCCTGTTTGGTCAATTGCATTAGTTATATTTTGATATAGCTGTACATCATTAGAAAAATTTCCATCTGATATAATTTCACCTGTTGTTGCATCTGTTTTGTAACTTGGGTTAGTTGTGTAACTACTACTACCAATTAAAGGTGTTTCTTGTAAAGAACTATTAAAATCAATACCACTGTAATTTGATACAGCTTCCATTAATTGTGCATCTGGTAAATCAACAGATAAAGGATTGACGTCAGTTTGACCTGCAACTACGCTAGTCGAAGCACGTTCCGCAGGAATAAAACCCATAGGGTTATCTGTCATTTCTTGGTCTGACCCATCTGGTAGAGGGTCTTTTATTCCAAGAGTTACAAATCCTGTTTTACTTAAATCTTCTGTTGCCATATCTCCCTTTACTTATTCTTTAATGTGTTGTTTACGTCTTCTCTAAGACGTTCCATTGTTTCCAGTGAAATTACTTTCCCCTGATTGCGGAACATTTCCAACTCCGACGTTGCCGCCACCAGTGCCCTGTGGGTCATTCGGATTTGCTCCTGTAGGTACGCCTGTAGGGCTTCCCATACTTCCGGGTTGTTGACCACCTTGGCCATTTTCTGTGCTACTTTCTTGTCCAACATTTAAACCTCTCAGCATTTCTGCAAATATTTGTGCATCATCCATATCATTTACCAGACTATCTGGGTCAATATCTTGTGCTATTGCTAGCTCCCTAATTAAATTTGGTATTTTTATAAACGGTGCTAGCATTGGATTAGCTACTGTTTGTAATAAAGTAGTTAGTCTTTGAGTTCTAACTTCTTTTTGCATGATACTTGAAACACCTTTTGGTTTTATTTCTAAATCGCCAACAACATCTGGGTTATCCATATCAAACTGCATATTCCATTGAAATAATGATTCACCTAATGGTTTAAGTAAAAAATCATCTATGTTTTTCATTACTGTTTTAATAGATAAATTAGCTCCACCCATTAGCATAGATAATCCTGCGGCTGTACGACCAGTTCCCGATACACCTGTCTGTCCATGCATAATAGATGGTATACCTGTTTCTTCATCTGCAAGTTGTCTTGCTTGCATATACATTTGTAAATTTTCTGGTGCAGTGTTAGGAAATTTTAATCCATTAATTGCAGTTCCTGTAACACCACTTTGTCTTCTAAATATTTTGCCCGGAAATATATCCATATTTTGACCCGGTACTAATGATGCTTCATCAACATCAAAAACTAAATTACCTGCTAAAGCTAAATTATCAATAGCCATTCTAACATGACCATTCATAAGAAGTTGTGCATCTTCCATATTCTCTGGTATGCCAATACCAAATAATTGATAAGGATTTATTTCATACGGAAAAGCTTGATAAGGTAAACGAGCAGGTGTAAATGGATTTAATACAGTTCGTAAAATTTTACCATTACATATCCAAGCATTTACTTGTATCTGTTCTAAAGCATCAGTTTTTTCTGGTAAGTCTAAACCAATTAGTGAAGCTGTATATAAATCAATTGTTCCCCAATATTCTAATACTTCATATCTATCTTGAGTTGTGCCTTCACCATAATTTTGTTTATCATAAGTTTGAATAATATCTTCATAATATTCTGTGGTATAATTACCACCCATTTCTAAACATTCTGATATTGCTTCAGAATCAAAATGTGGCATATTAACTAAATCACGCAATTGAGAGCGAGTAAATTTATGTCGTTCAATTACATAATCACAATCATCTAATGAAGTTGCCGCAGGGTCTGGAAAAAAATCCCAACATGAGACACCTTCTATTTTTGGTACAAGTTTATCATAAGGCTCATATACTTTTTCACCTTCTTCTGTATTAGACCATTTGTGAATTGTTTTATTGTATCCTAGAGGGCCTTTTATAATTCCTGTTCCTAATAAAACAGATTCAAATATAGAATGACGTAATACATTAACACCATTATTTTGCAATAATTGGTCATGCATTAATTTTTCCATACGTCTTGCTGTTTCTTTTGCAGGACTTATTTGTGGGCCACCGTGTCTACTTTTTCCTTCTAGTAAAGTCATTCCTTCGTACTCAGACGCTAAACCACCTAGTCTATTTTTAGGTGTAGCTTCTGTCATTCCGGGTAATAACTCACTATCGTCACCTTCAAATCCATAAGGCGATTTAAGTTGTTCTTCTCCCGGTGCAGGGGTATGCATTAAATTAGCAATACCTTCTGGTACAGGTGTTGATTCTACTGTTATAGGAAAATCTTTATTAGCAAATAAAACATCAACAATTTGTCCATAAGCGGCTAAAGTTTTTGTTTTTGTTATTTTTATAAAAACTCTACTTTTTTCGCTATCTCTAAATTGTGTTCCACTATCATATACACCACGATAATTCTTATAAGCTCTAAGCCATCGTGATTCATGTGTTTGTCTAGAAGCTTTTGAATCATTATATTTTGATTCAATATATCCTACTAATGAAGGTACTTCATCAGATGCTACAGTAGACGTAGCATCAGTTTTTTGATTTACGTCTTCTTGTGCCATTGTATATATTTATTTCTAGTATGCTTTTTGTTTATCTGCGTTTAGAACTGAACTATCTAATGGTGCAGATTTAGCCGGTGATGAAGCTTCAATTAATTTACTATCTTCTTTTATTTCTGTAGTAAAATCTGGCTTCATTCTAGTTAATGGAGCATCTGCTCTGTCAGCTTTTATTTTATCTGAACTCATTATGTAGCTTGAATCATAGTTATAGTTGTTATCTGGCATAGTGCCTCCTATTATTTAAATTTTGGTTTTCGTACCGAGTTGCCATAGACTTTACCTCCCATAGCATAAGGTTTTCTTTTTGATGGTACTCGACCACCTTTATTCATATAAGGCCCGGGTTTATTAAAAGGGTCATACATTCCTAAAGCTTCTTGCATAGGTGATTTACCACCACCTCCAGTAGGAACAACGCCCATGCTTGCTCCAGTTCTTAATTTTTTAGTAAACTTATCAGTAAAACTTGTTTTAGATTTAGATGAACCTTCTTTTGGAGTTACATCTTTAGGCATTTTAGTAAA